ACCACCGGCTACCTACCGCCCCGCCTCAAAGCCTCCGGCGTCGAGGACCCGGAGTCCTGGGTCGTCTGGTACGACATGTCGGAGCTCGCCCTGCGCCCCGACCGCACTGCGGACTCGTTCCAGGCCTACGACCGCCTAGAGATCAACGGGACGGCGCTGCGCCGCGAGACCGGCTTTAGCGAGGACGACAAGCCTACTGGCGACGAGCTCGAAGAGCAGGCGTTGAAGGTCATCATCAAGACGCTGCCGTCCGGCGCTGGGTCCGCGCTGTCGCAGTTGCTCGGCAAGCAGATCACCATCGCGCCGACCGCGCCGATCCAGCCCGGCGAGGACGTCACGCCGGCGGAGGATGCGGCGCCGGCCACCACCGAGCAGGCACCGCCGGACACGCAAGACGAGCCGCCGCCGGAGACTGCCGCTGATCGTGCGGCGGCGCAGGCTCGTACGGATCGCATGCTCCGGCAGGCCAGATCCCTGCACGCCGTGCGCTTCGCCATCGGTCACGGCCCCGAACTGCTGCACCCGGCCAGCTGCGCAGAGCACGCCTACAGTTGCCCGTTCACGCACGCCGCCGCGAAGCTCGCCACGCTGCCGCGCCCAGGAACCTCCGGGACCTATGAGGCGCGTCTCGACGCGTTCGGGCAGCTCACTATCGGCCGGCTCGCACCCCACTGGAATACGTCCGGCTTTCTGACGACGCGGAGCAGTAATGGACTCGTACACAGCGGCCGCTGACGGGCCGCTGCGCCGTCAGCCCACCGAGTTGGAACTCGCCAGCCACGTCGACTTCGCGGACATGAACGACGCCTGGCACCAGGCTGTCGATGACACCGTCGATCGGTGGGCGGTGGTGCAGGAGGCGCAGCGCGCGCAGATCGTCGCGCAGGTCCAGGCCGCCGTCGATGCCGAGGACCTCGACCAGCTCGACACGGCTGCGGTGTCCACGCTGGACGCGGAGAACTTGCTGTTCGGCCGGATGCAGGCAATGGCCCGGCAGGCGGGTGAGGCGCAGCGGCGTGAGGCCGAAGCGCAGGGCGTCGACATTCCGGAGTGGTCGCTGGATGACGAGGCGCTGGTTGCTGCGCCGGTCCGGGACCGGTTGCGGCAGGTGGCTCGGACGACGGCGCGGGTGCTGGGTGTGGGTTTGGTGCAGTCGGCGGTGCGTCAGGCGGTCCGCCTGTTCGGGTCAGGCACGGGTGCGCAGGTCGCGGCGCAGGTAGATGAGCATCTGGCCGGCCTGTCGGGTGCCGCGGTCGAGGAGGCCGTGGGTGGGGCGATGTCGGCGGCGCAGAACGAGGGCCGCATGGCCGTCCTCGCCGTCGCGCCGCCGGCCACGTACACAGCCAGCGAGGCGCTCGACAAGAACTCGTGCCTGGCTCCCGAAGTGCTGGTGACGACCCGGAACGGTCTCGTACCGGCGAAGGACGTGACGCTGGACGACCAGCTACTTACTCACTCCGGCCGCTGGATCGAGCCATCCCGGATCGTGGTCTCACAAGTCGAGGAGGAGCTGACCCGGGTGTATCTCGCGGACGGCCGATCGCTTCGCCTGACGTGGGATCACCCGGTTCTCGTCCTGGCTAGTGATGGCTTCGCCTGGCGGAACGCGGGGGATCTCGCCGTGGGCGACTTCGTAATCGATCAGTCGACGCTCGAACTCGGTAGAGAACTTGGGCGCGTTGATGTCGGTCTCCGGCAAGCGCCAGACGATGTACCCGCGGTCGACCAGATCGGCGGTCTTCCGGCGGTCAACGTCGGGGCGCAGCGTGTGCCAGTACGACCCGTCAGCCTCGATCACCAAGTGATCTCCGACGATGAAGTCAGCGACCCAAGGGCCTATTTGGACCTGAGCGCGATGGGAGTACCGCAGGTATTCCAGAGTCTCGCGGACCCGGCGTTCGATGCTGGTCTCGGCGTCGCTTGCGCGGTAGCACCGCACGGAGCAGTACCGCTTGCGGGCAGCAGCAGACGGCACGATGCGGAACTCTGTGCCGCAGTGATCACAGGCGATGATCACGGGCGGCCGGCGGCAGGACTCGCAGCAGTGCTTCCGGCCGCTGGTGAAGGCACGCCGGAATCTTGCACCGCATCGAGGGCAGTTGGTGTATTCGCCTCGGGCGTCTCGGCTGCACTGGAGGGAGCAGTAGGTGTAGCGGGTGTCGTTGGAGACGGGGACGCTGAACTCAACTTCGCAATGGGGGCAAACCTTTGCCACCCGGTTCGGAGCCGGTCCGATCTTGGCGCGCACCTCGGGGTCGGCGTACTTGCACTTCACCGAGCAGTAGACGGCGCGGGCCCTCTGCCTCCCCGTGATCTCTCCGGAGCACATCTTGCAGAGCGGCGGGGTCCAGCCAGGATTGCGTCGCAGCCAAGCCGCCTTGACCGAACAGCTCTTGCAGAGAGGGCCTCGCTTGACCGCGACACCGCACGTCGTACACGCCTTATCCATGACCTCAGTCTACAGGTAGACGCGGTAAAACCCCTGGTCATCACGGGTATTGAGCGGGAGCAATACGCGGGCGACGTCTACGACTTCACGATCCCGGAGGACGAGACCTTCTGGGCTGAGGGCGTTCTCGTGCACAACTGCACGCCGTGCCGTGACATCGACGGCACCGAGTACGCCACCCTCACCGCGGCCCGCCGCGCCTACCCGAACGGCGGTTACACCCGCTGCCTCGGTGGTTCCCGCTGCCGCGGCACCCTCGTCACCGTCTGGCCTCAGACCGAGGATGCCGCGGCGGCCGGAACGATCACCCTGGCGGCCGGGGCCACAATGCCCGGCGAGACCAAAGGAGGCGGCGCCGTGCCGTACAGCATCGTGCAGGACCACCCGGACTGCGGCGCCGATACGCCGTGGGCCGTGACGAAGGACGCGACGGATGAGCTGATGGGCTGCCACGGCAGCGAAGCCGCCGCCGAAGAGCAGCGCCGCGCCTTGTACGCCGCCGAGGGCGACAAGCGTGACGACGACGGCATGGACTACGCGGGCAGCACCGCGCCGTGGGAGGGCGTCCTCGCCGTGGAGGGCATCGTCACCGGCGACGGCCGAGAGTTCGCCCCCGGCGCACTGGCATGGGCCGACCTTCCCGTCCCGCTGCGCTGGAACAAGGAAGACTCCCACGGCGGTGAGCCCCACACCGTCGCGGTGAACGTTGGCCGTATCGATCGGGTGTGGCGCGACGACGGCAAGATCATGGGTGCTGGTGTCCTCAACCTCGCCGAGGCCGATGGGCAGCGCGTCCACGACATGATCAAGGGCGAGTTCCTGCGCGGCGTCTCCATCGACGCCGACTCCATCGCCGACGCGGACGTGGAGTTCGTGTGGCCCGACGACGTCAACAACGGCATGGACGACGACGCCGAGGGCGACCTGTTCGAGATGCTTTTCGCCCAGCCCGAGAAGGTCATCTTCCACGGCGGCCGCATCCGCGCCGCCACGCTAGTGGACATCCCCGCGTTCGCTGAGGCGTACATTGCGCTCCTCGACGAGGCGGGCGCGGTGGTGGCCGGCGGCCAGCCCATCGGCGCCGAGGCGCTCCAGGCCCTGGCCGTGCAGGAGATGGGCGCGGTCGGCACGCACACCACGGCGACGTCGGATGCGGCGTGGGATGCGGGCGCGAACGAGACGCGCATCGAGGGCCCGCTGAGCGTGGACAAGGCGCGTGCGGCGTACGCCTGGTACGACGGCGGCGCCGTGCAGGATGGTGAGCTGCCCAAGTCGGCAGCGAAGTTCCTGCACCACGAGATCAGCGCGGACGGCTCGGTGGGTGCGGCGAACCTGGCGGCGTGCTCGGCGGCGATCGGCGCGCTGCACGGCGCGCGCGGCGGCACGAGCATCCCGGACGCGGACCGGCGCGGCGTCTATGACCACGTCGCCAAGCACCTGCGGGACGCCGGCCGGGAGCCGGAGCCGTTCCGGTCACTGCCCGCCCTGGCCGCGGCCGCGACGGGCGGCGTGTGGCAGCCGCCTGTCGCCTGGTTCTCCGACCCCAAGCTGTCGCTGCCGACCGGCATCACCATCACCGACGACGGGCGGATCTACGGGCACGCCGCGCAGTGGGGCTCCTGCCACATCGGGCAGGAAGGCACGTGCGTTCAGCCGCCCCGGGAGAATGAGCACGCCTACTACCGCACCGGTGAGGTGAAGTGCGAAGACGGCTCGCGGGTGGCGGTGGGTCAGATCACCGTAGGCACGGGGCACGCGCCGCTGCATCTCGGTGCGGCTCCGGCGGCTGAGCACTACGACAACACCGGCAGCGCGGTGGCGGACGTGGCGGTCGGTAACGACGCGCATGGCATCTGGGTGGCGGGTGCGATCCGGCCGGGTGCGGATCCGCTGAGGGTGTACGAGTTGCAGGCGGCCGGGCAGGTGTCGGGTGACTGGCGGCGGATCGGCGGTCAACTTCGCCTGGTGGGTTTGCTCGCTGTGAACGTGCCTGGTTTCCCGGTGCCTCGGATGCGGGCCCGGGTCGCGTCGGGTCAGCCGCAGGCGTTGGTTGCTGCGGGTCGTCCGCAGGTGGCGCACGGCCTGTCGGAGAAGGACGTCCAGCGGCAGGCGTTGCGTGTCGTGATGGGCATGCTCCGGGATCAAGTTCATGGCGGGAGGTGACTGACAGTGTGCAACTGCAATAAGCGGAAGCGGCCGACACCGCCCCCGCCCCCGGCCCCGTCGGTGGCCTGACCAGGTATTAAATACCGGACCGGCGAATGTAATTGACATTTGCCGGTCCGGATGCTAAGCGCTACCGTGCACGGAGAGTGGGCGCCAACAGCGGGCGCAACCCCTTCGCACAGGAGGCAACCGTGCCGGCCGAGGAACTGTTCAGCGCCCCATCCGATCTGACGCTCATCACCGACGACAACGAGCTCCGCGAACTCGAAGCCCGCGGCGTCGCCGAGTTCAACCGCATCGACGGCGACGGCGCCAACGAAGTCGACCCCGCAAACCTCGAATACCTCTTCAAGATCAAGGCCGATCTCGACCGCCTCCGCGCTGAACTGCGCGTCCGTGAGGTAAGGGCGCAGGAGCAAGCCAGCCTGCAGCAGGCCCGCGTAGCCGACCAGCTCGCCACGCTCCGCACCCACGTCCACGGCCCCACCGACCCGGCCGCAGCAGCGCAGGCCGCTGCGCCGCAGATCGACGCCGAGGCCATCGCGGCCGCCGCAGCCCGCGGTGTCACCGCCGGCATGGTCGCCCTCATGGGAGAGCGCCGCGGCGGTATCGACGCCGGAGCCCTCGCGCGCCGCGCCACCGCCTCGTTGGCGGAGACCGCGCAGCACGCGCCGGCGCCGAAGGTCCCGCAGGCCCGCCTCGCCGTGACCGCCTCGGTGGATATCCCCGGTGTCGCGCATGGCGGTGAACTGCCCACCCTCGCGAGCCTGTCGGACGTGGTGTCCCGTAAGGCCAAGTCGATGCCGGTCACGCAGGGCTCCCCGAACTACCAGCTCGTCGCGTCGATCCGTAACGATTTCGGACACACTCTCGACGAGAGGACCTCCCCGGCCGCGGTCGGCGAGCTGCTCCAGCACCTCACGCGCCCGGAGCTGAAGGATTCGCTGGTGGCTGGCGGTGGCTGGTGCGCGCCGTCGGAGATCCGGTACGACTTCTTCAACATCGCCTGTGAAGACGGCATGATCGACCTGCCCACCGTGGGCATCAGCCGCGGCGGCATCCAGTTCCCCGTCAGCCCCTCACTCGCAGACGCGCTCGGTGGCGGTACCGCGTTCGGCGGGTTCGCCGCCACCTTCTCCAACACGTCGAACCCGTGGCTGTGGACCGAAGCCGACGACATCCTCACCGTCACCGGTGCCACCAACAAGCCCTGCATCCGCGTGCCCTGCCCGGACTTCGACGAAGAGCGCCTGGAGTGCTACGGCATCTGCCTCACCGCGGGCAACCTCGCGAACGACGCGTACCCCGAGGCGACGCAGAACATGCTGCAGCTCCTCATGTCCGCGCACGCCCACGCGATGAACGCCCGCCTGATCGCGCTCATGCTCGCCGCGTCGTCCGCGACGACCACGATCTCCGGCGGTGCCGCAACCGACGCGGCCGCCCCCCGCATCTACAACGCCGTCGGCCTCGCCGCGACGGACTACCGGGCCCGCTACGGCATGTGCATCGACGACGTCCTCGAAGTCGTCCTCCCGTACTGGGTGAGGGAGACCATCCGCGCCGACCTCGCATGGAAGGCCGGAGTGGAACT